ATTCACCAGTGCTACCAATTTGCACTTGTATGATTTCATCAGACCCACCGCCGGCATTTTCTTTCACAAATTTTTCAAGATCGCCATGTAATCTACTCATTACTATGCCTAATGTAAATGAAAGGTTTTTAGCTTGTGTAATATCCATGCGAACTTCTTTTGCACGACTGTTTTCAGCAGCTTGAACTTGTTTTATAAATGCTTGTATGGGGCCGGTATTAATGGGATCGTTTGACATTGCTAAGTGCTAGTTTCATTTCGATTTCAGTTTTGTATGGACCCATATAATCATTTTCTTCAACTGTAATTAATTTAGGACAAAAACTTTTAAGCCAGTTAACATTAAATCGTATTAGATAAAATCCAGCACAATAAATGCTTTTACTTTTTTCACTTTTAGTAAACAATGGAAGTTTTCTTTGGATGTCATACATGCTATTGAACGGTGTGCTACGTGTAGGATATCCATGGACACTTAATTCTTTATTATCGTCGGGTGTGGTAATTTTAGCAGTAAGAAAATTTTTACCAAACTCATTATTAATTTCTTTTGCTGATTGAAAAAAACTTATCTTGCCTTTCTTACTAAAAATATATCCATCATCATTTTTAGTGAGTGTTCCTACCTTTTCTCCTTGTTCCTCTACAATCCAAAATTTGTCTTGCAAAATAGGATTAGCTTTAATTGACATGTGAATACCTCGCTTGTAACGGCTCTGCAAATTGTGCTGCATTGTCTGCGATACGTTGTAAATCCCAACGAGCACAAAACTTCATAAGTCTCATACCAACTTGTGAAATATTTTTACATTCTACCGCTTGAATAGTGTTATTTATTTCTTGTCTAATGTGTTCTGGTTGTGCAGTTAAATCACACAATGTAACATTACGTGTATAATCATCTAGCACACGATGCTCTACACCTTCATGATCTACCCAACGTTGTAGCATCATGTTATTCCAGTTGTAGCCTTTTGTTTGTTTATCTGCAAATGCTTCTTGCAATCCTACTTTGTTCTTTGTGCCTTTCTTGCGCACACCAGGGTAGGCACTAAAAACATTGTCGCTAGTGTCACCACGCATACACTTCTCAAAAAGCATGTATTCGGGTTCAGGAGCAGACTTTGGCTCTCCTGTCTTCTTATCGCACACGGCCTTGCCCTTGTCATCAAAATATCCTTCATTAGTAATAGTAGTATTACTTACCCCATTGTATTGACGAACATTGGGTGCAATTAGTTGTGCAAAGTCACCGTCTGTTGAAATAATAACATGATTGTCATTAGGGTGATTCTGTATCCAACCTGCAATAAGATCATCTGCTTCTAACACAGGATTGTGCAAAACTGTGCAGTTAGTCTTGTCTGTAACAAACTCTTTAAACTCGTCAAAGATTTCCCAAAACACTTTATCTTCTTCTGCTTCACGTGGGCTCATAGCGTCACGATGTTCTTTGCGATTACGCTTGTAAGGCTCATAATAGTCCTTACGCCAACTGCGTCCTTCTAAACAGAAAACAACGTGCGAACCATCAAAGTCCTGCCACGCTTTCTTAATACTGTTAAGGGTGATATGCATTGCCATGCCAACTTTTGTATCAATGTCGCCTCGAACAACATGACGAGCACGAAAAAACGTGTTAGCAGTATCAATAAGAATGTATGTCATTAGAATGCCTCTTTGTAGCCTGATTCAATAGCATTATAATATAAAATACTTCCTTCGTCAAGTGATAATTTTTGAGACAAATATTTGTATGTGTCTTTGTAGTAATCAATCTCAACTGACTCCTTACGGCGTCTTACACTAAAGGCCATACTATGATCTCCTTTAATAAGGATCATATTTTTAGCAACTTTCATGAAACCTCACTTTTCCCTCTGTCAATTGGCACTACATTGATGTAGCCTGTATTAACTGGTTGCTCTACTGGTTCTTCTTGTAACATATTATAAACAATGTCACGGAACCAACGATCTACAATTTCTTCTTCTTTGTCAGCTTCAGTGCCGTATCCGTTTTCAATAAGTTCTTCGATAAAATATTTGTTCCAGTCTAATTCAAAAAAACCATTACGAATATTATCACCGTTAACTTGCATATCAAGCACATTTACCCAAGGCTCTTTTCTTTTTGTAGCAAGAGCTTTTGGGTCTTTTTTCTTTAGTAAAGCATTAGATTCGTCTTCAATACGCTTCTGTTCTGCTGCTAGAGCTTCTTGTTGTGCAGTTATGCCAGTAAGATCTCTTACCTTTTTATTCCACCATCCCATTTTATTTCTCCCTTAAATATTCCACACTTTGTGTTATGCGTGTTATTGAAAAATACTTAGGATCATCATAGGTATGTGTGCCTTCTGCTCTTAAATCAATATAAACACCTTCTTTTTGTAATACAGTCCAAAGATTGTTAATATCTTTTAACTGATTCTGAAACTTTTTAACAAGTTCTGTTACTTTTGGATCTTTCATAAATGTTTCCTTATCTTTTCGTATTCTTCTTCGCTTTTGATGCCTTTTGGAATACTATCTA